GAGATGCCATGGTGGCCTGATGCCATCGGATTGTTTGCCGATCGGCCTGCCACCTATCTTCGTCCTGGGTTTCTGTTGTCGGATGCGGAACCGATTTCAGGCATGGAACTGGACTATCAGGGTTCCCTCGTGCGGTTCCGAACAGAGGGGTGCGCACTCTTTCGGGCGATTCTTCCCTCTCGCGAACAACGAAAAGCGCCGTGGGTGAATCGCTATTATTATAACATCGCGTTTGGTGTCCAGAATGGGTTGACTCCCTTCTCTCAGCCGCGTGGGGAGGCCAATCTGGACAACATTGCGTCTCGTGATTTGGTGCTGACGTTTCGGGCGCATTCCAGCCCGACGACGGGATTTACGTATTCGCGGTCCATCGTCTATGTGTATGCGGAAACCTATAATATGCTTCGTGTCTATGGTGGACGTGCGGGGTTGCTCTTTGCCTACTAAAGTGGGGACACTGCCCGTCGCAGACGGGCGTTTCCCCACACCCCTCTCCCGTGGAGAGGACGAGGTATTCACCCTGAATCATATCGGGCGTTAGGTTCCCCTGTGGCGAGGGGTGTGGTGAAGCATTCACTTCCTCTCCCATGAAAGGGGGTATGGGGGCAGAATGCCTCCATAGGGGTGTGGGGAAACGAGCTCTGCGAGTGTCCCCACTAGATGTATCCACACACCGTCGCAACATACGAACCATCGGCACAGGGATCCACACGGAAGGGCCTTCCACATCCATAGATGTCTCCTTGTATCCGATCACACTCCTCTTTACTAGCGTGTGGGGGTATCTGTTGTCCATTGTGTGTAAAGACACCACAACGAAAAATGCGGCAATTTAATTCTACGATATCAATCCATTGTTGACAATGGGGACATTGAACCAGGTTCATTCTATCACTATAAATACATTTCGAATATGTATTGTAATGATATCAACATTACAGTTCATTCATAACCATACGGGGTTCAGATATCAGGCGGAAATATTGATGTTCCTCCTCATGCAGACGTTTTTCTGCCTCTATCTGGTCGAACTTTGATTTATTTTTACTGGCTTCTACTTCCGCACGGGCGGCCTCTACTTTCGCACGGCCTGCCTCGCGTTCTGCTTCACGGGCTGCACGGGCTGCATCACGGGCTGCACGGGCTGCTTCACGGGCTGCACGGGCTTCATTTGCTTCACGGGCTGCTTTTTCGTTGTTTGTTTCAGAGGACGAGAAGCAGTCCAAGCATCCCGCACCACCATTCTTACGTTGATGAGCCGTTCTTGTTCCACCCTTTCGTTTTCTTGCATATTTTTTATGCGGACGAGTCTTTCGAGTCTTTCGAGTCTTTCGAGTCATTCGTGTCATTCTATATATATCTTTTATTTTATGAGAAGACTCCTCTTTCTATGATCCTCATAGGAAGATGAATCAGCGATTCGCGATGTTGTTCATGGTGCTTGCCATGGTGGGGCTGCTTTTTTTAGTAAGCGCATTTGTATCTCGCGTCCGGAAAGAGGGATTCCGCGGACAACGTGGCTGCCAAAGCGGAGTGCGGTATGGCATCGCTTATCACGATCGTGGAGGCCGCGTATACGGTCATGGAGAATGGTAGCCCGTATGAACCTAAATACCCCACCCCACGTATGATCAGCTATGATTCTTACCATCCCCTATCCTGTATTTGATATCCAACACATCCAATTATCCCCCTTTCAGGCACAGGCCTATGGGAAAAACATCGCGTATCTCAGTTATCACGATCCCTCCCTGGAGTTTCGCGATGTCAGTATCCTTACCCCTCCCATGACCGTCGTAGAATATCAACCCGAACATTCGCGTCTTCGCGTGGATATTTCTGCTCACCCTCACTTTCAACTCAAACTTCACACGTTACACGAATACATTGTGAGTATGTTTTATGTTCATCAGACCAGTCTTCTCAGCATCCATCATGAATCCCACGAGCGCATTCGTCAACTCTTCCATTTTCTGCTGGAAGATTCGCTTCTCTCGCTCTATATTTATCCGACTTCCCTTGTAAAATGCGAGAATGGAACGACCTGCCGTGTCTCTGAGTTGGTGCCTGGGGATCAGATTCGATGCGTCATTCGCTTTCACGGGATTTCCAAATTGACCCATTCGCACGGGATGCATCTGCGGTTTCAGCATACGCTCCCATCCTTGTGGAAACTATCATCGTGAAACACAGCACAGCCGCGGGCATTTCACCTAGACATCGCTTCGGCAAAGCCGAAGCACTGATATGTAATCCGCAAAGCGGATTACCGTGACATCGCCGTGGCAAAGCCACGGGTATGAATCGTGAAATGCGCAAGCGCATTTCACCTAGACATCGCCGCGATCGCCACCGCCGTGTAAGAGAGTCCAAACGTAAGAAATACCATTGCCACCAGAAGATAGATCATCACATTCAAGTCCTGGATCACATACATGAGCAGTGCAAGATACAACAACAGTGTGCCCACGAGGGTCTGAGCAATCAGCGTGGGGACCGTGTTTTTAAGGATCGTATAGTCCTCTGAAGCGGAATGCGCTTGAGCCACCGTGATGGCCGACCAGATATAGAGGCCGAGTCCAACTACTCCTGGAACGATCATAAAGGCCATCGGCCACTTGCTTTCTTCCGTAGAGCCTGCTGTGGACATTCTACTTCACCTCTTTATTTTCGTTTGATCAATGCAATGGCACAGGCTGCCCAGGCAAGGCCAAATCCCATGAAGGCCACAAAGAGAAGAAGATACATGATGGATTCAGGTTTCATATAATAAAAGGCGAGGCCTGCAATGATGGCAGCAGCCGTGCCTCCCAATGATAGATAGGTGGCCTCGTTGAGATTGTCTTTTAGCCACACTCTATTATCATTTGATCCTACAAAGGTAGTGATATGAATAAACGACGCAATAAAAATACCAACGACGACGATCACCACACTTCCCACAGAAAGTAGATAACGTGTGGCGGGCTCCATGTCTACCCAGCCTCCCTATTATTTTGAGACAGACGTTGCTCCTGTTAAGAGTTTGCGCACTTGATTGGTAGGAAATGATCCCTCCTCTCCTGACCATAGGATAAGGATCAGCATGATCACGAGCCACATTTGACTGCCGATTTTCATCATCAGATCCGACATAGTCATATCATAATTCACCATGATCTGTTCTATCTCTTTCTTTTTTTATTATCCCCTAGTAGCCTGCATGTATACACGTAAACAAAAAAAGAGGAAACTCGCCCTATCCGAGTTTACTCGGTGTCACCCACGTATGAAAGGGACCAAAGGGACAAAAGGAGCAAAAGGAACAAAAGGGACATGTCTGCCGGATTCGGTGTCTTCCCGTCTTGTCAAGACCTGGAAGGTTCGCACCCCTCACGATCTGTGGGCGGCCACATCCTGTGCGCCAGGAGCCGATCATTGCCTGCTAGAAAAGAGCGGACTAGGAGACAAAGAGAAGAAATACCTTCGTGAGCAGTATCTTCGTCCTCGTTATCCCGCAGCATGGCGAAAGAAACCCGATACCTGGCTGGATAATGTGAACATCGCAAACGTTATGGAACAATACCAGATCCCCTTTCCATGGTTTCGCTTTATGGGAGTGCTTCCGATTGACTTCTCTATCCCTGACCCCTATCGCACCGACGGGGTGGTTCAATGTCTTCACAAAGACATATGTGATCTTCAATTGAAAGACGAATATAAGCGAGGAATACGGGGAATTGGATTGATCTTTAATCTGGATCCTCACGACAAAGGGGGGAGTCATTGGGTCGGATTATACATTGATCTCCACGATATCGTGGCCCCCCAGATCAGTTACTTTGACTCCTATGGATACAAGACACCCGCTATGATTGCGCGACTGATGCGGGCATTTACCCTACAGATTCCTGGGTGTCGGCTGGCATACAACGCGCGACGCTATCAGCGGGGCGGAACGGAATGCGGAATGTTCAGCATGTATTTTCTGATTTGTATGATTCACGGGATTCCCTTTGATCAGTTCTGTAAAGATGCAGTGGATGATCAGATGATGCTCCAACTTCGGCCGATCCTGTTCTCTTCCTAACGGGCCAAAGAACAAATCGACTAGGTGCGTATGGCATCTAAAAGAATTATGGTCTAAAGGTAGTAATGTATCGTCCGGTTACACAGGACGGAAAGGGCACGTCCATCAAAGAGGCATTCTTTGGCGATTCCAATTACCATACCCTTCACACGGTATTGGTTCAGGATCTCCCCTCTCGCCATGGAATCACCCTCACTCCTACGCACATGGAGCGCCTTGACAAGACCATGGATCATTACCTCAAACAGGTCTATCAAAAACAGGGGGACAAACCGCTTGTCGTCCTGAATCGCGAGGTCTTGACCGCCTGCTCTAAGGATTTCTCCCAGTATCTTCAGCGAAAAGAGGCGGTGAAGCACGTGGAGCCCGTTCAGACCGTGATGAATGATCAATTGTTCCAAGAGACTTCTCAGCGGTTTGAGCGGTTGACGCAAGAGCGCAACGACGTCAAGGCGCTTCCCTCGTCGCTCCCCGATTTTCGGATTTCTCTCTCGGAAGATGGTCCGCCCGCTGCCGAAATGTTTGAACGCGCAAAGAAACAGCGTGAACGTGAGGCGCTCCGCGCAGGTGCCGACATGGGAAAAGCCGAAGCAGGTCTCCAGGCTCGCGTCTCGGCCGACTCTACCTTTCGCTCTCAACAAGGGGAATACCAGCGTAACACCGAATACGCACTCGTTCAACGTCAGCAGAATCAGCCGCAGCCATCCTTGGATCTGCCTCTCGCGATTCTCCCTGATCGTCGCGAGTTGCTACGCGGTGCAGTGGGATCGTTTGATACGATGTCTGGTATGTCGGCCAATGGAAATCCAACCGTGATACAGCCCTTGCTGCTCCCCATAGAGAAGAAGGATCTTCCTCAGAACGTGGTGGTGCGTGAAGAGCGCGTCGTCAGTTATCGTGAAATCGAACACAATCTCTTTATCTATTCGGCGGATCGTGACTGGCTTCAAAACAACAAGGAGAATCGCTATCGTTTTACGGTAAACTTTGATCCCGCTGCGAATGGACAAAGCTTTGGCCCGACCCTGGCCTCTCAACAGAAATTCAAGAACATCGTCCGCATTGAATTGGTGAAGGCCATTCTGCCTGGCGAGGGACTGTCCGTTCTCGTTCAGCGCACAACGGCGGAACAGGGGACCGATACGACGTATCAAGACAACATTCTCAATTTCCCGTTTATTACGGTTCGTGTGGAAGAACTGGAAAACAACAATTACGGCACAAACAACGAGATGGACCGCAGTTTCGGTGTTCTCCAATACGATGCAAAATGGCAATCGGACACGACACAGGAGTCGTCTTCTCGTGGATTCCTTGCGATGATTCCCAAATTCATGAAGTGCCAGAAGGAATATTATCCAACACCGCTGTCTACACTTCAGAAGATGACGATTGATCTTCGTCGGCCCAATGGCGAACTCATCAGCGCCACCCCTGATACATTTGATATCAACGGTATTCTGGCTCCCCAGACGGGCACGGTGGCGGGAACGAGTTCTCCCTTTACGATCCCCATCCAATTTGGTGTCAGCCCGTCGGTGTATAACGTGATGATGCCTGCGACAGGCGGATCACCCGCCAACTTTTATCTCTCTATGGCGAAATACTTTAGCAAGTTTGAGATGTGCGCAGGAGATCGCATTCAGATCAGTGGCTATGGCTATTCAGAAGAGTCACTCAACGACCCGACGTATGGGCAGAGCCTTCGTGCGTTCTCCCAGTGGGTCAATCGTCCTGAAGGACATTTGGTGCTGGCTACGGCGTATACCGATACTGTTACGAGCATTCGTGACGGCGTGAACGATGTTGGCTACGCGAATATGGTGGTGATCCAGGCTCGGTATTATGATCCGACCACGGGAAGCGTATCTCTCTATCCGTTTGGACCCGAGTTTGGGGCCACCTTGGCGGCATTTGGTGTCAGTCTTCAGACGCCGATTCGTGCCATCA